AATTAGGAATAAATCCGTATTCTTTGCCGTTATAAATAAAACGCTGTATAAATCTTGGCTGTTGTTTTAATACTTCACTAATTTGCAATACTATCTCGTTAAAATCTTTCAATTCTATATTTTGTGCGTCAGGTACTGAAATATCGCAAAAGATGCTGACCATTGCCAAAGAAACAAAAGCATCACTTTGATTTTCTTTAATAACTTTTTGAAACAATAAAAATTGTTCTAATCTTATATCGCTTAATGATGTTGGTATTTTAATCTTCATATTAATATAACGTTTTTATCCTAAAATGGTTTGCCCTTTTGATAATTTATGTAGTTGAAAATATACAGCGTATCTTAATGCATCAATAGCGTGGTTAAATGCATCTACTGGGGTATCGGACTTTTTATCGCTCCAGGTATAATTATTTAATTCCTTTACAACGTTTGTGCTATCAGGATCAATTATTAATTCATAATCCTGCATTAAACTTAAACCCGCTGTAACACTTCCAGGACCTTTAATAGTTTCTTTTATATTGTTACCTCTAATCCTTAACTCGTGGATTAAACGTGGCTCGGCACTATCTGCAATAATCAATTGATTATCACAATACCTTTGATTTAATTCAAATATTTCTGAAGTAGTAAGTTTAGATTTATAAACTAATTCTTTTACGTAAATACGCTTATTTGATTTATCAATAGATGTTTGTATTAATGTAGTTGGATCAATTGAGAAACCAAAATCCTGTCCGTAAATACTTGGCGCCACCTCATCAAACTTTCCAAGCTTCCAATTTGTAAAGACTACACCTTCGGCTTTATCTAACCAACCGCCTAAAATAACGTGCTTATATTTTTCTTTGTTATTTTCTCTTATGTTTTCAATTTGAGCGATAAAAGATTCTGAAAGGTATTCAATATTATCTTTGTAGTCTGTATGTATGTAAGTAGTATTTCCGTTTATTAAATTTGATGCAGGTTCTACTCCTTTACTTTCAAAAAACTTCTTATAAATAAAATGTTCTTTTGTCGTTGGATTTAAAACTAAAATAACTCTATTCTGTTTTGACTTGTCCCTTATAGAAAAATCAATTTTATCGAATACATCTTCATCCACAAGTTCTTCAGCTTCATCTAAAACCCAAGTAGTAATTCCAGCTAAAGATTTTAAGTTTGCGGTTTGAGTTCCGCTACTTGTTTTTATCCCTTTAAATAGTATTTTAGATCCTGTCTTTAAATTTACTATTTCGTCTTTAGTTATATAAAAATCTTGGCTTAAATTGGCTGTTTCAATCTTGTCTATAAATTCAGGAATAATGGAAACGTGAGCCGATGTTAAAGTGTATCGAGTAAACAAAATAACGTGTCCGACTTCGTATGTTAACAAAAGTAGAAAGGAGTTCACGGAATATGATTTCCCCGAACCCCTGCCTCCTGTAACTACAAAGTACCTACTATCTGATCCTAATATATTATATTTTTTACCTATTGATATTAAACACATCCTTAATATTAAAGTCGTTTATATTGTGAGTAGTTTCTACTGTTTCTTTTGGTTTGCCACATCCGTACTCAATTAGCAATTTAGCTGCTGCAATTCTATCTCGTGAATTTTCATTCTCATTTCTCATTATAGCTGCAATAGTTTCAAATGAATCTTTAACGTGTGGACTTGCTAAATTAACTCCTTTAAGTTCATCTTTTACGGAAGGTCTACCAGCTTTACCCGCAGTCGAATGTCCTCCGTTATTCTTTCTATTATCCATAATTAATATAAATTAATTAGTTAAATTTATTTAGAATTATCGCAAAGTATTTTTAAATCATTTATAACTGCTTTACGTATATTCTCATTAAACGTATCAATAGTTAAATTGGTATTAAAAGAATCATTATAAATCTTAATCAATTCCATATCTGACAAACTATCTAACTTTGCCACTAACTTAATTTGCGCACGATTTAAAGCGTTAACTTGTTTAAATGGGAATAGTTTATTCAAAATGTTTTTTCGTTTCTCACAACCAACGCACGGCTTTATCCCAATTGCTTCAGTTAGTTTTGCGATTGAATCTCCAAGTCCTTCACTTTTTGACATAGTATTGTTTTAAATTCGTTTCTAATCCTGATTATTGTGGCTCGTGAAATTCCGCTTTGCCTTGCGAAGTTATTAACTCCATCTTTAGTGGAAAAATTAACAATCAATTGCTTATAGCTTTTAAGTTCTTTTAGTGAATCTTCATAAGCTGCTGTGAAATCAATCTCCTCGTTTTGTTCGGTGTATTCTTCCTGATAAAATACAGCTTTTTCTTTTACTTTATTCTTTCTGTATTGATCCAAGAATATATTCTTTATAACACAATATACATAAGATTTGTTTATTTCTTTATTGCAGTCGTGTAATTTTAAATACATATCTTGAACGAGATCAAGCGCATCATCACGGTTACCGCTTACGCTAATTGCATATCGAATCCAGTCCTCGTGATGTTGTGCTAACTTTTCAATCATAATGTCAAATATACTTATTATTTTTTAAAATATAAGCTACTAACGAAAAAAAAATACCCATCATAAACCCTATAACTATTCCTTGTGCAAAATCTTCCATAATTTTTCAATTTCTTTTTTAACTTCTTCCCAATAATTAATACCTTCTATTAAGTATTTCCAATATGTTGATTTTATAATCTCATCAACTGCTATTAATGCACATTTTTTAGCCATTGTCCAACTCATATTAAGAGTGTCTTTTTCAAAATCTCCTTGATATAAGTAACATAATTCTTCAGCTTTTTCTTTTGGTGTCATAATTTTTTATTTTAAATTCTGTCCCTAATATTGTTTAAATTTGGGACTAAAGTTAGTCTATGATGCATAAATAAACTTTTTCCCCACTCACGTACTGAACCCTAAATAAATCCCCTTCATTTGGCGGTAATTCATTATTTGGCAAAGTTAAAACAATTGTTTTATCTAAAAACTTTTTACTTTTAATACCTAAATGAAACATTATAATTCCGAATACAGCTATTAAAATAACTATCAATACATTTTTCATTTTTCTTCACATTTAGTTGAACAATATAATTCTTTTGTCAATCCAATACTAATTATTTTACGGCATTTATTGCATAGTGTCGCACCTAATCCTCCGTTTAGTTTATGAATTGGTTTTGTTATTTCCCAATAATAATCACAATAATAAGGATCTAAATTAGGACTATTAAAAAACCAAGATTGCCTAAAATCACTCGGTTCGGCTTTAAATCTATAACAATTATCTTTTATATTGCAATTAGTTCCTTGGCACATTGATATATCTGGCATCTTCTTTTATTTTTTTAAGTATTTCTTTCGCTTGTTCTTTCAATTTATATTCTTGTTCGTAAATTGACATTCTTTGTGTTAACGGTTTTATATTTCTTTTATTTGCCATTTTATTTAACTGATTTGAATAATTTGGCAGTAGAACTGAAGAACTACCGCCAAATTTATTAATAAAACTAATATCTTAAATTTATTTTGTTTCTACTTCTATAATTATAAATTTCCTCAATTAATAATCTTTGTTGCTCTCTATTGGCACAATCAACTAACGCTTTAGGTTGCAATCTAACTTTATGCATAAACTCGCTATAATCAAAAATAGCATTAGAAAATAAACCTAACATAGTTCCTACAAAAGTTGTTTTATTATAACCGTTATAATATGGTTTTATAAGTCTTAGTTTTTCTGCCCATTCTTGAGCTAAAATAAAATCTTTTCCAACCCACGTACCCTCGACAAAAACTTCTTTTTGTTTTCCTACTTCTCCTTTTGTTGTTATTTTACTAAAATTTATACCACCAGCTACTGAAAGATTACTACACATTGCAATACAGTCCATAAATGTAAAATCTGTATTTACTTCTATAAATTTTTGTAATTTAATATAAGATTCTAATCCCATCTCAGCATATCCATCCATAAAATCTTTTTTATTCCAATTCTTTTGATTAAGATTTAATGTGTGAACTTGTCTTAAAGAGTAGCCATTTAAAATAATATAATAAATAAAAGAATTTGCTTCTTGAGAAGCTAATAAACGATGTTGCCCATCTATTACTTCCATTTTTTCATTAACTAAAATTGGGTTGCAAAGCATTCCGTTTTCATTAATAGACGCTTTTAATCTTTTAATATGCTGCGGATTTGCTACTCGATTACCTCCGATTTGTTTAAAGATTGATAAATCATTTGTTTTGTAAACTTTGTTAACTTCTTTTACACTTGAGCCATTTGTCATTGGTGCGTTTTGTACTGTATTCATAATATTTGGTTTTGGGTTTTATCACTCCGCCCAGAAGTTTTATTTAAAATTTTAACTTATTACGGTGTTAATCGCCGTTAAAACAAGTATTTATAAAGATTCCAAAATTTTATAATCATTAATTGTGAACAATTTCATCTCTTTATCCCATAACTTGTTTCTGTTATCTTTTCTTAATGCTTTAATGATCCTTAAATAATGCCATCTAACCTTTGGCATCTCATCCAGCTTTATTTTTTTAGGCTTTTTCCGTTCCATTTCTCGATAGTGAATGTACTTAACGTTATTGAGTCTAAAGTCTATATCTTTAAATAAATCAGCATCTTTATTATCAAATGCTATTTTAACCTCATTATATTCTTTAATGTTTTTATACATTTCTTTACGTTGGAAGTAGTGAAACCCTGAAGCGTGATTGCATTTTAATTCCTTACAAATATTTAGATTCTTTCTGCCATTTTCAATCTCCTGATCCATATAAATTCCTCGTAAATAAACAAAATGTGGCTTTCTATTCTTAATTGTTAGGTCTACTCCAAACAAATCTTTTATCTCTTTTAAATCCATAATTACATTTTTTCTATTTCTTCTTTTACTTCCGACCAATAATCAAAATATAGACTTTCTTCGTCTACCATTCCAAGTATTTCATCAATTGCTACTAATGCGCATTTTTTAGCATTATCAATTGACATATAATGATTCGGATTATTATCTATTCCGTGCATAGATAAAACTAATTTTTCGGCTTTGTTTTTTACTGTTAACATAATTTTTATCTTGTTATTTCGATTACTTCTTTAACTTCGTAGTTTTCTATGTTCATCATTTTAGCGTACTTGTGTACCTCTTGAATTGTTTTAAAAGACCTATCAGAAGATCCTTGAACCTCTCTATAATAAATATATTTTATTGTTCTTTTCATTTTGTTTTTGTTTAATTATCTTTTATTATTTTTTTTAATCTTTTTAAATCCATTTGTTTTGGATAGTCTTCATTTTTAGTAGCGTCAATTAAAGTCATATCATTAATTGTTTTAGTCCAATTTTTACCTGTATTAGGACTTGTATAACTTACTTTATAGTGTCCGTGGCCTGAAAATTGAAAATTGAAATTTAATAAAGTTTCCATAATATTTGTGTTTTGTTGTTGTTTTCTTTAGCAAATATCGTAATAAATTTTAATTACGCAATACATTTTTCAATAAAATTTGCAATATTTTTTTCTTTTTTTTCAATCCACTCATTTACAGCATCTTTGTAAATGCTATCAAGCCACCAATGTAACCTATAATTTCCGCTTCCTTTGAATATTAAACCATTTTTAAAGGTATGCTCCAGGCGATTTGGTGTTTTAATTTTAAATGCTTCAATCTTCTCGGCTAATTTCATTTAGTATATTTTAAAACGTATAAACTCCTCGCCTTTTTTAACTATAGTTTTAAACGTATGCAATTCGTATATAAATCGGTCATCTACTTTGTACTTCTTAACCAAACAATCAATAAAAGTTTTTACGCAGTTATCAATATCACTCGCCCTGGAACTAAAACCAAATTCCAAAGCTAATTTTATATTTGTTTCATCAGGTATCTCGATTTTATTCGGTAGTAAGCGTAAACACTGAACTATAAAAATATCGTATTCTTTAGTACGGAATTTTCTGCCTTTAAAAGCGTTATTAATCGACATAGGTTTTATGTATAGTTTTATCTCCATTAGAATGATACTTCTTTTTTATTATTAACTACTATTCCTTCTTCAATTTCGTAAGGCAACCAATCTTTATTTATTCCAAACATTAAGGTCTTAAATTCCATATTACGGCTATACTCACATTTTGCGCTTGAGATTTCTTCTTCTTTGTCTATAAATACAACTGTTTCAGCTTTCTTTAAAACACTTGATCCAACGTGACCAACTGGCTTAGCAGTTCCGAAATTTTTATGTAAAATACCTGTTATATGCATTTGTTCTTTTACTTCTTTACGTGCTGTCCATTCAAGTAACTTTTCGGTCAATCCTGTAGCCTGTTCTAAGCTGTTAAAATCGGTAACCAAGTCTACATATCCATCTATAGACATCAATCCAATATCTTTTTTAAATTCACTCTCATAAACCAACCAATTGATAAACTCAAAACGCTCCTTTGGCGAATAAGTTCTCAAAGAAAATGTCTTGTATAAATCATAGTTAGAACCGACCAAATCTAAAACCCTTCTTACTACTCTTTGAGTATGGTGCTTTGATTGTTCTGTATCAATTGATATTATCAATTTATCTTTAGTATTATATCCTTTTATCGAAGGATTGTAAATGTTTGAAGAACCACCAATATAAGCAGCTTCAATCATAGATTTAAAAAATGTTTTTCTACTCTTTGATGCTCCAACAATGCAGGAAAAGTCTCCATAAGATCCGAAAGGAATAGGGTAATTCGTCCCTTTATATTCCGAACTACCTATACTTATTGCAACTGGTTGAGGTTTTATTTCTTCCGAAGGGTCAACATAACTATTTTTAAAGATATCTAAAAAGTTTGTGCCTTTTATTATTTCGTTTTGTTTTCCAATTTCTATTTTTGGTATATTAATTTCCATATTTTTACTAATTTTTGTTTTTGAAATTAATAATACAGTTTGTAATTGCGTTA